TAAAAGGTTATTACATCATAGAGGTGGACAAAAAGCAGAAAGAGATAAAGAGGTTTCATTTGATGATTTTATAGAATTGCCTGAGAAAATGCCTTTTATGGATATTTACACAGAAGGTAAAGCCCTAATTTTTACAGATTATATAAATAAATTTGTCATAAATCCTAATGATAGGATTAAAGTTAGAAAAGATAAAATTATAGCTAATAATCACATAAGTTCATCAAAAGTAAAAGACAGAATGGAATTCAGAAATGGATATAAAAAAATAAAATAAAAAGAGTTGCGGTGGGGTCGAACCACTCCTTCTCACACAGAGCCGAATTGTTCCACGAATATATCGGTGTCTACAACTCTTTTGCAAAAATACTAAGTAAATCAATAAGTTAAGTCAATTTTCCCGAAAATCTGCACAAATGGATGCAAAAAACTTAAATATTAACATAAATCGCCTTACAGAGGACGTAAAAAAGTTGGTTTTAGACCAATTACCTCGCAAGGTAGGTGTCATTGCCACGAACCACTTCAAGGACAATTTCCGCAAGAGTGGATTTGTGAATGGTGGTGTACGTCCATGGCAGAAGACGAAACGACAAATGAGCAATCTGCCAGGTGCAAACTCCCGATGGGGACCACTTACATCAAGTCGTAACCATCTCATGAGTTCCATAGAGTCACATCCTGGTGTAGGTGAAGTATCAATTGTCAACCCCGTTCCTTACGCCTCCATTCATAACGAGGGTGGCAACATTACCACACATCCAACAGTAACACCACAAATGCGTAAGTTTGCATGGGCTATGGCTTATTCATTGGCTGGCAACAAACCACTAGCCAAGGACATTCCTGCTGAAGCTCAGAAATGGAAGGGATTGGCTCTTACAAAGAAAAAGAACATCACCATCCATGCCAACATTCCAAAGCGTCAGTTCATGGGTGACTCTCTCGAACTCAATAAGAAAATAGAAACAACAATTGAAAAAGAATTATCTAAACTCATAAAGTAATGGAAAACGTACTTGCCGACCTCATACAGCTAATAGGTCAAAACATGCCAGAAATCAGACTGGTTGATGAAGATTATGGTCAGTTGGAAAACCTTGATGAAAATGGTGAATGGATGTACCCATTGGTTTTTCCTGCTGTATTGATCGAGGAACAGGAAACGTCATGGTCTAACATCGAGGGGCTTAACCAGAAAGGTGATACAACTATCCGTGTCCGTCTGCTTATAGACTGCTATGACGATACTCACTACACATCAGGCACTATCGAGAAGGTAAACGAGCGTATGCAGATGGTTCACGACCTTCACAAGCTCATACAAGGACACCGCATAGCCATCAACAACAATGATGATGGTGTACTCATTCGTACACGTAGCCGTTTCTTTACGGGCAATCATGGCATCAAGGTCTATGAGTCGTATTACTCCACCACCGTTAGTGACATTGTTTCACTGCCAGAAAAAAAGAAGATAACCACTATTAGGTTATCTCCACTATAGAAAGCAAAAAGGACTGGTGTTACCCAGCCCTTTTCTTTAACATATTCCGAAAACCGCCAAACATGGGTCTTGTAAGACCCTTTCCGTTACATGTTGCGCCTTCGTCGATCTTCATACGTAGGATTTTTAAGATTCTTGCTTCACTCAAAAAGAATTCTTCAGTAGATAAAATATTTAGCACATCGTCAAATCGTCTGCGCTTTTCTTCCGTCCAGTAGTAATACCGTTCGAAAATCTTCTGGTCTCGTTCTTTTAATAGTTCTCGGCTTCGTCCTTTCGTCATGATGCAAAAATAGAAAAAATCATAAAACAATTTCAAGAATTTGACCAAAAAAAGGATGCAGAATTACCTGCATCCTTTAATCCATGCCATATCCTACATAAATATCTCCTTTGGATTCAAAACAAGGTAAGCGTGTTTCAACTCGAAGCATGCTCTGTTTATCTCTTTCTTTGAGCTCTCCATATCAAGTCTGTTCCGTTTGACTACCTCAATCTCAATTTTCAACTCACTTATTTGTTCTTGCAAGTGGCTCTGTTTTTTAATGAGTTCAATCTCCCTATCAATATACGGATGCAACATCCTCGACTGTTCATGATTAATCTCACTCATCACTTTTTCAAATTCTATATGACTACCCAACTGACGAGGCTGGAATTGTTTCTTTAATTCTTCAATCTTCATAATCTTGTTATTTTGATAGTTTCTTGTTTTTGATACGTCCTGCATATCCTTAATTATACTTTCCGTTGTTACTTCATTCATTTCTCATCCTCCTTAGTCAAACATCCACCAACCATTACTGCTTTCACTGGCTGCAAGCAAATCACAAAAGCCACAGACATGCTTTTATCTAGCCAACAAACATTAATATAATTGCTACCATAACCTTTTTGAGCAAACAACTCTATGTCCTGTTTCAGCCTTGGGAACTTTTCATTCAGTTCCTTTATCTTAGCTCTGATGTCGTTTATCATTTCCTGTTCATCAAGAGATTCATTCAATAGCACGTAGCTATATTTATCTTTGCACCAGCTGTATAGTTCCGATCCTTTTTGATTCTTTGTATTATAGCCAATAGCTGTAATACGTTCTACAAATTGTTTCATGTTATTCTTTTTAAAAGCACCCCCGAAGGGGTGCAGGGTTAAATATGAATCATTCCTCCTTCCACGCTGTAGCGTTAAATTCTACAGAAACTTGGCTCAATCTTGTGCCAAACATGTTTCTCATCCATTTGCCAGAAGTAATAGTTGGTTACAGTACTCTGAACAACGTTGCTTTCTCTGAACAAGTCCATTATGTTCTTGTACTCCTCATCAAACTTATCCTCCAGTTCGTACAGTTTAGAGATACTCTTGTAATCAAGTTTACCTTGGCGGTTACGTTCCAGCAAACTCATTGCCAGCTGATAGATAGGGTCTTCAACACCCTTGTCGCTTTTCTCAATGTAAGCGCTCAGATAGTCTATCAGTTTCTGTGCTGCCATATCTGCACGCTCATCAAACTGCTTCACCTTGTTGAACTTCACAGAGAGTTTGAAATCACCCTCAACAATTGTGAATCCTTGCTGGTCATCGTGACGCAACTGACCATATTCTGCCATCACTTCACGGAAAGCATCGCTGTTCTTGTCCATAGACTCCTTGAACTGCACCACCTCATCACGTATTGCTATCAAAGATGTTTTCACATCCTTCATAAAGTCCTTACGCAATGTTTCGTAGGCTTCACGCTTGTTCACTTTTGCTTGCTTCTGCTTCTCTTGCAAGGCTTTCAACAAATCGTCTGCATCTTCTTCAGACAGATTCTTTAAGATTTCTTCTTTGTTCATAATTGTTTATAATTAAAATTGATTATTGGTTTTCGCCTTCTTCAATATCATCCTTAGTTTGATAGACAGTTCTGCAAGTTCATCACAGTTCAAATCTCTGAACTCCTTGCCAGCTATCTTCTTGCTCAAACAGTAGGAATTGATGGCTATCCAGTCTGTTGTGTCAACACCTATCTTCTGCATCAACCTCAACACTATCGACCTCTGATGCCTTAGCTGGTTCATTTCTGATTCAAATTGGGGCTTCATACCAATCACTTCCTCCATGACTCTGCAACAACGACCATACTCCTGATAGGTCATTTCTTTCAAACTTTCAGTTCTACCATTAGTAACATTTCTAACTAAAATAGCTTTCAGTTCTTCACTATCTATTCGCCCAGGCATCTGCTTTAGCAGAGTGTAGAATCTGGCAAAATTGGTTACTTGTTGTTTACTGGCTTCCATGTAATTGCTATTTCTGGTTGTACATACTTCGTTCCCTTGCACAACGGGCATGTTTTTTTGATTCCGTCACCAAACTCATCACGTCCCCAAAAGAATCCGTTGCCCGAACAGCATCTGCAAGGCTGTTTCTCACCCACAATAACCTCTATAGGATTGTTCCTACTTGGAGATTGTATGTCCATCATTTGTTTTAATACTGACATAGGCTTTACTTTTTAGTTGTTACTTTCACATCTTCTTTGTAAGTGGTGTAGAATGTATTGGCAAACATTGTGCATTTTGTTATCATCACAACTTGACCAGGATTCTTCTTACTCCTTCTTACAAGTAGGTCACATTCAAAATCGTGTTCATACCACCATTGCATCAAGTCTGCTGCCAAGTGTCCTGGAACCAACAGGTAGTATGTCTCCGCTCCTTCATGATTCTTTATATCTTCTTTCATAACCTTTATTTTTCGCCCCAGTATCGGTTGGCTCCTTCCTGCCAGATGGTGTATTCACCTGTTTTTCCAAAGAACCTTCCTTTACTGAAAGCCTTGAATCCCTCAACCCATATCTTCAGCGTTGCATCATACATCACACTTTCTGCAGCACTTCCTCGTGGTGCTCTGCCTTTGGCATGGCTGATGAAAATCAATAGCTTGTTCTTGTTCTGTTCTTTCAGTTGGATATAGTCCTTATAACTCATCTGAGTATATTGAAAAGAATCTATCACCACGATATTGAAGCTTTTCCTTTTCTGCAATCTTTGCCTCAGTTCTTCAATAGGTTCTGCATTCAGCAGACTGAACCTTCTGCCACATTCATTCATCTTGTGCCTCACAAGGCTCTGTTTCATTGTCAGCGAGTCGCCCTCTTCAAGGCTATCGTAAGCAACTCTGTCAAATCTGCTCAGTTCCTTGCATAGTTGCATGGTGAATGATGACTTTCCGTTTCCTGAGTTGCCCCAGATGAACCACACGCCTGTGCGTTCTGGTTCACCAAAGGCTTCTTTCCATGCTCCTTCAAAGTCGAAGGTTGTTTTCTTCTCTTTCAACACCTCATTAACTGTGAGTGCTCTTTTCATGTCTTTTCGCTCTTATTCCTTTATTCTCTTGGCACGGTGTACCGATTTCTTCACTCTCCTCAAATCATATTCGCAACTTTCGCTTTCCTTTATTATTCTGTCTATCTCCTTGCGGTCGGTGATACCGTTGTTGGCACATATCGAATACACATCCTGAGGCGATGTAGGCTCTATCTCATAGAACTTTCTACCTATTCTACTGTAGAATTCCTTGTATCCTGGTTTCTCATAGCGCAAACCATTCCGTATTCTTCTCTTAATGTAGTCTGTACTCAGGAAGATTACACCGCATTTGTCTTCCAGATTGTTGTATAGGCTGATGAAGTAGTGGAACACTCTTTCTGTCAGCTTATCGGCTTCATCAAACACAAGTAGAGGTGAATCCATCTGCACAAGGTTGTCAAGGATCTCCATCCATAGTTCTCTCACAGTGCAACCTTCACCACGAATACCTATCTTTTTTGCTATGGTGCGCACAAACTCACCTTTGTACATATCCTCGCTACACAGTATGTAGAACACCTCCTTGTGAGTATCGGTATAAAGTTTGGCTGTTGTGGTCTTACCGCTGCCTGCTTCGCCTACTATCCATGTCACGTTCTTGCTATCCTGAGCATCGTTCATGGCATAGGTGATTTCCTGATAGGCTGTTGTCTCTACAATGTTCCATCCTGTAGCCTCCACGGTATTCTGTTTAACCTGGTCTGCAAGTTTCTTCCACATGGCATCGCTAATGTTAGCCCAGTTGCCGTTAAGGATGCTGCTCAGTGTACCTGCACTTATTCCGCTCAAACTGGCTGCAGCCTTGTTCTGACTTGGATAGTGAGCCACATAGCGTTTCACATCCTCCACAATCTGTTTCTTTTCAATTTCTTCCATTTTTCTTATTCGTTTAAAGATTAATAAAAATCGGTTCGTCCTCCTTCCATGTTCAAAGTTCTACAGCTTTCCAGCCATCTTTTTGGCGTTCACTCTAACAGGTTCCTCCAGTTCCATCCAATCAATGTAGCTTTCCTGCTTTGTCGCTTTTCCTACACTCAGTTCGTAAGGCTCTCGGTTAAACAGGTTGGTCTTGCGTTCTATCTCTCTGTTCACCGCTGCACTCACTCCCTTCAATTTCGGACTATTCAATCCCAGTTGTTCAGGCGATTTGCCTTCCATCTGTTCTATGCGTCTTGCAATTACCTGTTTCTTTACACGAGCTTCGTCAGTCGCCTTCTGCATCTCTCTGATGAACTTTGCATCACCTTCCTTCTGTTCCTGCAGGTTTCGCTGTACCATCATGTAAGGTTCAGCCACTCTTTCAAACCTCAGTTCTCCTGCCTTGTCCTTCCAGTAGAGGCGTACACTGAAGGTGTCGTATGGGTCGTATTTCACGTAGAACTTCTGATATGTATGCTCCATTCGCCATTCAAGATCAGGTTTACCATCTTCACCATACACATCATACACATGCTTCTGCTTGTTTATCGTAACCTCTATACCGCTTGCCGTGAATGTGCTTGGTCGGCTTGCCATCACCCAGAACATGTTCACCATGTCGCTTGCAGTTACCTCTGGTGTTTCTTCGTTTACCGATGCGTTATACATTTCTATCCTGCTTATTCCTGTTGCAGGGTGTGCCAGCTCGTTCCATTCCTGACGTGCTTTCACATAGGCTGCTTTCAGTTCTTCAAGCGTGTATAGCTTGTTTTTGTTTGCCTCAATGAATTCCAAATTAGGCTTGCTGTCTGCTTTCTTGGCGGTGATGTTCTGCCCTGTAAACCTCCAGTCCTTGTGCAGCACCTCATGTTGAAATCTGCCAAACACGCTTTCAATGGTCTTGCTTCGTCCGTTGTATGGTGTCGTTGTTCTGTGTATATGGCATATGTTGTCAAAGTAGTCTTGACTCCCTTTTCTCTTGTGTCCACCTTGGTTATCATATACAATTTCGTATGGCTTGTGCTTAGCCACCTGTATTGCCATTCGATAAGCATTATACTGAGCTTCGTAATCCTCCGTATCACTGATGCAGAAACCAAGGAAACACTCAGAGTAGGCATCTATCACTTCATATACTGATGTTGTACGCACCTTACCGTCTTCGTCACGATAGTAGAGGTTAAGCTTCGTACCGTCACCATACCAGAGGCTGTCTCGCATTGTTGGCATTGCTGTCATGTGTCTTCTGTCAAATTTGGTATGTGCTTTCAGTTCTCCGTGTACAGCGTCATACCACAACTGAATTATTCCAGGACTGTTCAGCCATTGCACAAGGCTCTTTTCACTTTTCAGTGGTTTCAATCCTCTTGCCTCTGCCTGCAGATTGTATTCTGCAAATATCTGGCTGTTGTTAAGCACGGGTTTCTTCTGCCTTTTCATGGCTATCAGCATTCGTGCAGCCTCAGGTGTAATCTTTATGGTGTTGCGGTTGCCGATGCGCCCGTTTATCATCACTCCGTAGCCGTTTTTCTTGTAGTCATTCATCTTCGTCTTCAATCTTGATAGGTTCTTTGGAAGTGTGTGTCCCACCATTTCTCTTAGCTTTTCACTTTTCTTGTAGGTTATGTCCCAAAGATCACTCCGTCTTCCTGCTCCAAGTGCGTGGCTGTTGGCTATCATATCGTTCTGCTTGTCTATCAGCATGTTCAGCACCGATGCGTTCAGCGTGTATTCATCTATCAGCTTCTGGCTCAAATGAGTTTGAACACCGTTCAAATCATATTCAAACTGCTCATAAAAGTGTCTCGCTTCATCATCCATAACAAGGGTGTCCTTCATCTTCAGATCTTCAAGCACCTGAGCAGCATTACCATACAAGGCGTTGAACTTTTCCTTGTAAGCCTTGGGTAGGGAATCAAGCACGTATAGAGCTGTCTTGCCATAGCAGGCTCGTCTCGCACAAATGATATTGTGACGGTTGACATTGGATTTCAACGTACTGGCATTGATAACCCTCGGTGACAATTCGTCAAAGCTCACACACAGTTGATTATTGTAATACTCCATTTACTTATTCTATATTAAACACTTTGCCACCATACTCATTGATAGCCACGTTGCGAATCTTGCGAGCTAAACTCGAATTCTTCTTATAGTTCAGCGCTCTGCTCACCATTTCTAATGAACATTGCATTTTATTGGCTAATGCTGTAGCCAAACCATATTCCATTACTACTCTTCTGTGCATAGTTCAGCCCTCCTTACAAACGTTCTGCAAATGTCTGTTCTACATATAGCTGTTGTATGGTGCAATCTGGCACCTCTCTACGTTTCACACCTTCTGGGTCAAACACTCTAAGTAAACCTGTGTTCTTGTTAACTTCCAGTAAAGCACCGTTAGGAAAATACTGTTTCATCATTCCATCAGCGTCATGTATAGTTTCTGTCTCTGGCACTGTTGTCACAACCTTACCACCATTCTGTAAGGCATACTGTCTGATACGCTTACATATTGGAGTGTCACGAACAAAATTCAATGCCCTCCAGACGGTCATTTCTGTACACTTGAACACTACTTTGATTTTCGCACGAACCTCAGTAGTTACCTCAATCTGTCTTCTCGTTTTTTCCATAACTTTATTTTTTTAGTTTAAAAATTCTCTTTATCGGTCATTTTTTTGTATCTTTGGCCTCGGTTATATTTAACTTTCGGATGCAAATATAGAAAATATTCTAATATTGACCAAATAAAATATAGGATATTTTCTAATTTTGCTCTTAAAAAATAATTATTATCTATGTTATTAGACAGAATAAAACAGTATTTAGACATAAAAGGTATATCTGTATCTGCCTTTGAACGTAGCGTTGGAATGTCAAATGCTTCATTTGGCAAGTCGTTAAAGAAAGGAGGAGCTATTGGTACAGATAAATTAGAAAATATTCTAAGTGTCTATCCGGATATTTCAGTTGAATGGTTATTTTCTGGCAAAGGATCCATGTTAAAAGATGGAAAAGATAATTCTAAACCAACAATTACAACCAATCCACAAGAAGGTGTACCTTATTATGATGTAGATTTTATTGGCGGTTTTAGCGAAATATTCAATTGCCAAGCCGCAATTCCACACAATTATATCAAGATACAGGGATTCGAAAGGGCTGATTGCTGGTGTAATGTTAGTGGGCATTCAATGGAACCAAAAATCAATCATGGCGACATAATTGCTCTTCGTAATTGCAACGTAGAGGACATCCTGTATGGTGAAATCTATGCTGTTGTTACCAACTCTGTGCGCACAATAAAGATATTACGTAAATCAAAGAAGCCTAACATGCTTCGTTTCATTCCAATCAACACTGAAGAATTCGACGAGCAAGAATATCCAATTTCCGACATCCTACATATATTTAAGGTTATCGGTAGTATCCGCAAATTCTTTTAACCAATAAAACCAAATTGACCACTATTTTTTATGTCTTTTTACATAACTCGTTGATTCTCAACAACATCACTTGTAAAGTGCCCTCCGAATACGTCTTTTTTTATGGTATTTTGTCCCTCAAAAACGCTATTTTTGCCCGTTTTTCGCTCTTTTTTGTCCCTTTTCCTCGTTCAATGCGCTCAAAATTTTGTTAAAAGTGCATCCCCAAGCGCATCCCCAACTAACACATTTGGTTTGTTTTTCTAAAAAATGCGTCCCCAAGTGCATCTCCAACTGCATATCCAAGTGCATCTCCAACTAAAATTCAGCCATTGAACACCTTGTTCAAATTGCACGAAAAAAGGCTACCATCACTGGCAGCCTTATCCAATCTTTAAACCCTAAAAAAATAACCTTTATAACAAATAAAAACTAAGTTATACAAATATCATTAACTACATCACAAAGTTACTCATTTTCCCTTATTTACAAAGGAACTTTGACCACTATCTGCACCCATTTTGCGCCTTGGCGATGTTATCACTTCACCGCGCTT